TATAATAACACCGTCTATTATCATAGTTCCTTCAGCTAAAAAGCTTGCTGAACCTTCTAATACTTCTGCTACATTAACGACTGTAGAAAAAGGAAGTTGTGAATATGTTGAATTACCTAGCATTTATTTACCTTAAAAATAGTTGAAGTTTATGTTTAATCTTGCTTGTGTGTCACTACATGATGTTGAGTTATGTATAGAGCAAGGGTCAAACAATAACACTCTATTTGCTTTTGATTCAACTTTTGTTCCATCTTCTAACACAGTAAAACCATCATTAGAGTTAATATAATATATTGCACCTTTGTGGCAATACTCATAGTCACGATGTATAGCATGATTAACTAATGTTTCTGTTCTTGTATAAAGATTGGCTTTTATTCTCTTTAGTGCTTTTATATCTAGCCTATCTTTAAATATGTTACTTATAGTGTTGTAATGCTCACTTAACGGCTCATTGTCGTATATCATATGAACAAAATAAAAGTCATCTACATTAGCTGTGTTTGATGCAACACTGGGTATATATTGCCAGTAAAAACTTTCATCATTTACAATGTTACTAACGATTTCAAACTCTTCTTGAGGTAAAAAATCATCTATTATTTGAAATGGAATGGACATTTGCTCTCTTTCCTTTTCTTAATGTTTTTTACGCTTGTTTTATACCCGTTAAGAAACTTACCTATTCCAATGCCAGAAGCTTCACCAGTTAAATTAACAAACTCTTTATAGTCTACAACGTGAGTTTTTAACTTAATATTTTTATCTGTTAAAGGTATCATTTGAACCATTGGGTCACCAGCTGTAAAGTTTATAACTTTTGGCGTATCTGTCTTTAACATTAATTGTATATTTAATGTCATTGGTGTGTCATAGCCATTAATTATTGCTGGAGGTGTTGAGTAATCTAACTCTAGTCCTTGATGCCAATAAGGTGCTGTCCAATACCATTTGATATCTTCCTTTGTTCTCATTGACCAACAATCACCAAACTTAAAATGTCCAAACTTTTTAGGGTCTGCAAACATATCCCATTGGTTTTGATGGTGAGAAATAGGTGTTGTTCTTTGGTCTGCTGTTTGCCATTCAAAAGAAGTTTGACCTGTTTCATCAGCTTCGTTTACCTTAACTACACAATCAGTCCATAATGGAATAATAAAGCCTTTTTGCCACAAATCTAACATACCAGTACAGCCCTTTAAAGTAGGGTGAGGTTTGAAATCATCTACTAAGTATGATGCTTTAGCTCCCTTAAACCACTTAGGTATAAACTTTCTTGTAGGTTCTATTGGGTATTCATCTTTAACACTATTAAATGGTGTGAATAAATCTACTACAACTTCTTTTCTTTTAAACCAAAACATAAATCCTCCTTAATTAGTTTACTTAATTCTTCGTTCGTCAATAATCTTTAACCTACAGTTAATATGTTCATCAATTATCCAATCTCCAGTAGCCTGTGTTGTTGACCAAGGGGGTGTAAAAACATAATCTTTTGTTAGTGGTATATCACCATTATTAAAGAAATCAGCTCTATCTGGTCTTGTAGAGTCTAACCTTGTCCATTGCCTTTGTAGAGCTTGGTCTTTTGCAAAATAGTCAAAGAAATAGTCATCAAACTCTTCTTCTGTTAATGTTGGCATCATTACTAAACAAGCGTATTCGTTGAAGTTATCTATTGTGTGAATACCATTTTTCTCTGCACCTAAATAGCCATTATAGTCAGCTTCCCATCCCTGAGATATAAATACTTTGTCTACTAATTGTTTCATAAACTTCTTTCTAAACTCTACTTCTATTGGTCTAGCATCTAGTAAAATAGAATCATATTCATCAATGCTAGTTATGTTCTCAAGGTCATCATTAACAATAGTAATTTTAGATTTGTCAAAGTCTTGAGCGTTAAAAGCCTCTATTGTATCTTTATTGTTTTCATAGCATACAACTTCAGTTACATCGTCTTTTGTTGCTAACAACAGAGGTAATATACCCATGCCAAGCGTAGTTAATACTTTACCTGTGCCTTTGTAGTACATACATCTTTGACCACCTATTGCTAAGTCACATTGCTCGCCATTAGAGTACCAATAAGAGTCATCTTCTGTTCCAATTAACACTTGTAAGTGACCATCTGTTTTTATAGCAGTGCTACCCCAAACGCCCTCTTTAAATTGTAAGTAATTCCAATTAGGATTCATAAGGAGCTTCTACAAATTTATAACTTTCTACTGCAACTTCAGACCAAACTTCATTGCCATTTTCATCTGTATTTACTGCTGTAACGCTAAATTGTCCATTAGCATCTTGTAGTTTCTCTTGTAAAAACTCATTAATCAATCCTTGTTTGCTAGTCCTAGCTTCGTTAAGGGTTGAAACATCAACATACTCATTTTTCATTGGGTTATATATTTTAAATATTGTTTTACTCATAATTTTCCTTGTTAAGATACTGCGCCATATACATTGGCTGTTCCACCAATCCAAGTTACTGTTTTACCATTTCTTTGAACTGCTCTACCACCACCGCCACCTGATGAATAAGTTACTGCACCAGCACCTGATTGACTAGCACCACCTCCGTTATTTTTACCAGCACCACCAGCTCCTGAAACTGATGAAATTGAAGCTTGACCAGTTTTAGTGGCACTTGAAGCTCCTCTACCGCCTGTAGCTCCCCATCCTCCTCCTCCACCACCAGAGTCACCTCTTCTTGAGAAATACGTAGAATAAGAACAGTTACCAACAAATGTTCCTTGGTTTGTATGTGAACCTTTTTTTGTTGAATATGCTGTTGTACTACCTCCACCACCAGCTTGTCCACCACTACCTACTGCATAAGAGTTACCATCGTTAGTACCACTTCTACTAACTGATTTACCAGCACCACCAGACCCTGGAATCTTACGACCACCTTGATTGTTACCACCAGTACCACCTACACCAGCATTACCTTTACCTGCTCCAGCTCCACCACCACCATAAGCTGTTTGTGTGCTTGTTGCGCCACCAGCTCCTCCACCTCCACCGATGTATCCACCATTCATATGTATTGTGCAATTAATGCCTAAGCTAATAGCACTACCACCAGCTTGTCCATTAGTAGCACTTGTGCCACCGCCTTTACCTAAAACAAAACCTTTATTAATAAACTTTACACCATTAGGAAAGCTACCATTAATCGTTAAAGCTGGCACACTTATAGAGTTAGAAGTAATATATTTGCCAGAATTTAATGTTGCTTCTACAGCAGAAGTTCCATTCCATCCAGCATTGACAGCCAATGTTCTTAGGTTTTGTTGGGATAGATTAGAAGATATAGCAAATGTAAATAAATCTGACTTACCATAAAAGTTGTTCATTGCTATTACTCCACTGGGTTTACCAGCTAATCCACGCAATGCACTATCATTTAGAGATGCTTGACTTGTTGTAGGCTTATCTAATTCTTTTAGTATAGATTGTCCTGTAACGTCACCACCAATACTTAATTGTCCTGAACTATTTAAAGGCATTACGGAGTTCCGTAAGCTGTTACATTACCTTTTACAATCATATTGCCACTAGCATCAACTGTAAATACTTTTGTTCCAGCTACTTTAAATGTTAATTTGTCATCTGCATCAGAGATAGTAAAGTTACCAAACTCAATCTCATCCATTTCATTTCTAATGATTGCTTTTTCTGCTGGATATGTACAAAAGACAGTGCATGAAGTTCCATCTAAGTTAAGTGTTTCGCCTGTAGAAGAACTTAATGTATTTCTCGCTATATCTCTACCAAGCTTTACGCCATAACCAACTTCCCAATCATCTTTCCAGTTAATACAGTAATATGTAACTGTTGCATCTGGAACTGCATCCCAATTTTGATATCCAACTTCAGGGGTTGAAGAGACTCTTAGTGTGTCTGTGCCTGTCGATGTACAAGCAGTTTTTACTCTATCGTTTAATCCAATAGTCATGATTTATCCTATGATAATGTTACTGTTAAGCTATTTGGTGTTACTTTAAATTGGTCACCTACACCAATATCTTTTGGCTCATCTAATGCTGTAAAAAACATTAAATTGCCATCTGTAGCTGAATCTCTAATACCTACATGAGTAACTAAACCCCATGAAGTTAGAGCTCCATTCCATTCTATTTCTGCTGTGTTTTTAGCCACACCATTTGTAGGTTCACCCATTGTAATTTCTTGTCTGTTATATGATGCTTCTGAAACTTCTGTACCAGTGTCTGATTTAGTAGGGTCTGAAGTATATAAAGCTAAAAATGCTTTAACTGGAGGAACATATGCGATATTGCTTAGTGTCCCGTTTATTAGTTTGTTTGATAAATCGTATGATAAGTCCATTTGTTTAAGTTCCTATAAGTTAAGTTGTGAGTTGTACTGCTAGTGGTTGAGCTGGAAATTCTGATTGCTCGTCTGATTTTGTAATTGATGCAAGTCCTGATTTATATAAGCCATCCCATGTAGCCAGTCTAGGGTCATCCATTAAGAACGGAGCACTCTCTGCCAAACTCGCATATAATATTAAGTCAGGACACACTTCTAGGTACTCATTAGAACCATTTTCATCGGATAAAGGTTGTGGGATTTTATAATACGTCATATTTACAGTAGTTGAACCTGTTGGTCTTGGAGCTAATACAAAGTTATCTGACACTAACGTATAATTTACTGGGACACCTTCTGAACTAGAGCCACCACTTCTTCTGTAGAATTGAGACACAGTTAAGAAATTAAGGTTAATAACTGGATTACCATCTAAGTGTATATCTTTCATTTCCAAAAAATCGGCTGGTGTTGGGACATTATAACCACTATCCATTGTGTATGTAGACTGTTGCAAAGTTTGTCTAAGTCTTAAATCTCTGTTAAGTCTCTTCTCTGCTAACGATATAAACATAGGTATCTTGTCAGTTAAATCTTGTCTTGCAAGATAATCTGCTATATTTGTCTTTAAATTTGCATAACTTGTAAATGCTGGCATATCTTATAGGTGTCCTTTTTTAGTCCTGAAAAACAAATTCTCAGGGTCATTTAACCAAGCAAAAAATCTCTTTTGGTCTAATACTGAAAATCCTTGCATAATCCCCATTTTGTTTAGTTTGTCTATTGCTGTAAATGGTATGCTAGCCACCTTGTTTCCGAACAGTTGGTCTGACCATTTAGTTTCAGCGTTATTGTATTCTTTTTTATTCTGTTCTATTAAAGCAGAGACATCTTGCTCTTGTTTAATAGTTATTTCATCTTTATCGTTAAGACCAACACTTGTAGCCTTTATATCATCCTTGTGTGTTTTCATATTTATCCTTAAAGGTAATGCCCCCGAAGGGGCATAATCCTATGCTATGGAGTTTCGTCACTCATCATTGCATGAGCAGACTCGTTGTTTACTACTAATGTATATTCTACATTTAATAGATGTTTCTCTGAATCACCCATTTTAGCAAGTTTTTGAGACTTGAATGGACGTAGATAAGCTACGGAAGCCATTGAAGGGTCAAGAACAAATGAGTATTCATCAGATAAGAATCTATCTGGAACAACATTTACTGAGCCAAAATCTGATAAGTAAACATCAGCAGAGCCAATAATTGTTGTTGGAGATGACTTAGGTGCTTGATAACGCTGTTCAGCAATACCAGCAAAAGTAGAAACTACTTGCTTGTTAGCTGGAGATACTAATAGCACGTCAGGTTAACCACCAGCGTTATATGCTTTTAATACTGCTTCTTTTAGCATATCTTCTGTTAGTGCGCCACCTGCTGTATCAACAGTGTTAGTTGTAATCCATGATGCTAGACCACCTAATTTACGAGGTGTTGTATTGTTACCTTGGTCTTGTGCTTGGTCAGACAATAGGATAGATTCCATGTCTCGTTTGATTTCAGCAGAAGCTTTTGAAAGCTGATATGCTGTTTCTGTAGAACGACCAGCTTTGTCTACTACGTCATCTGTAGTTGACACTTGAACTACTTTATCAGAAATCTGAGTGTAGTTACCAACACGAGTTGTAGGTGTTAGAACTGCTGAAGTTGCATCAGCTCCCTCAATCTGTGCGTTAGCTAAGTTTACGTCAGCTAGGCTGTCTGTTTGCCATTCATGGTATGTTGCTTTAGCTTTAGTTCTGCCAACAGTTGACATGAAGGGTGTTGTTGTAGGAGAGATATCATATATCGCATCCTGTAAGTCTTCACGCATACCGATGGTATCGTACGTTTTATATGTTGCCATTGTTTATGTTTCCTTTTAAATAAAGTTTTTGAATACGTCTACCGCATCAGTTAATTTACCTGATGTTTTTAAACGCTTTTTCTGTTTTGTATAGACATCTACATTAGCAACTTTATTTCCCTTTTTAGCCATCTTAGGAGCATTAGCAACCTTTTTGCTTACGCTTGGGTTTGACTTTTGCAACTTGTCATACATCATTGCTTTTTGTAGCAACAAAACATGACGATGGTCATAAACTTGAGAAAGTTCGTTATCTGTAAATCCTACACTTTTCCCAAAGCTACGAATATCATTTTTGATTTGTTCGGCTTTTTTTGGGTCAGAAAATTCCTTTACCTTTTCCACTAACATTTTAGACTGTTCGGCAACAAAATGTGCTTGTTGATTAGACTGATGTTGTCTTGTTTCTTGTGCTAATCTAGCTTGTTCTTGTTGTATTAACTGTATTTTTTTGTTGGTTTCTGTTTGTTCCGCTACCTTAATAGCGTACTGTATTGGGTCATTTTCTCTTAATTCTTCTAGGTTAACTGTATTATCTATATTACTGTTTAACAGCTCATTAACTTGTCCTAGTCGAGCATAATATTCATCTCTTTGACGCTGTGCTTCTTGGATTGCTGAAATCTGAGTCTCTACTTCTTTTCTTTGCTCAGCTAATGTTTGACTTTTCTTGGTATAATCATCGCCTTTCTGATACCCAGTTACAAGCTCTTCTAAGGTGACATCTTTCTCTTCACCACCAGCCTTAACTCGATAAGTCTTGCGTTCTTCTACCGATACTTCGTCTTCATCTGAATCTTCATCTTCTTGTTCAGTAGCTTCTGGTTCATCTTCCGATTCCTCACCTACTTCTTCTTCCAATGCTTCTTCATCAGTTTCCTCAACTGCTTCCGTTGCCACTTCTTCATTATCTGCCTCTGGTTTATCGTTTGATTCCTGTGCATCTAACATTTCAGTGAAAACTTCCGTTGCGTCCTTTGGAGTTTCAACTGAGTTAGACTCTTGGTTGATTTGCTCGTTCATGTTTCTTCCTTTTTGATTGCTATTTAACGATAGCTCGTTTTAGGGTTAGTTACCCTAATTATTTGTTATTAAAACCTCACCACAGGGCTTATATGAGCTCCTAGAGGTATTGTGACTTATATGATTCATTATCATATGTAGCTTCGTATGGTTTGTTCCAATCACTTCTTTCAATAGTTACACCATCTAATCCTAACGCTAAATACCTAAATGCATCTGAGCCATGTGAGCTCCAGTCATGTAAAGGCTTCTCTTGAAATACATTTAGTTTTTCGTTAAAGACTCTACGATAATTTCTTAGACATTCTACACCAGCCCTAGTGGATGCTTTATTAAACCAGCAATTAGGTAAAATACGCCTTACCGCTTGTATTCCATCCTCTACGCTTTGTTTTGGTGCAATGTCTATATTTAATCCTGCATCTGACAGAAACTCATATCTTGACTTTCCTGTCTGTAATTCTCTAACCATTACATCGTGTGGTAGTATATGCCTGTAATCTCTGTAACCATTTTCATTAAGCCAAGCTATATAATCATCTAAACTCTTTCCTGAGTCCTCATAATAGTCCATAAGCCTAACTTCTCCACCTATAGTTTCTGCTACCCATATGCTTGTGCTATCGCTCATTCCTAAGTCCCAAGCGCATATTTTTTGTGTTGCTGACTCTGTAGGAAGCTCTCTGATGTGGTTTTTACTATCTAAATCTTTAATGATTTCACCATAATATGAGCCTACTATTGGCGCATCAAAGCTAATTTCAAACTCTTGTTGGTATTTATTTTCTCCCATAGCCTTTTTAGCATCTTTGAGCTCTTCCTCTTCTATTAAGCCTGTTTCTGATGCTTTAAACTCTTTTAACACCCAGTTATCGTTAGCAGTGTCATCTGCAAAATCTCTTAATTCTTTAAAATGGTTTGCGCCTTTTGGCGTACCGATGAACATAGCCCACCCCAATCTATCGGAAAGAGCAGGGCGAATAACCTCAGTAAATAATGAAGGGTTAACATCACCATATTCATCAATAACAGCACCATCAAGATAAATACCACGAAGGGCATCAGGATTATCAGCGCCATA